TTATTTGGCGAAGTACTCATCCCTCATTCTGATAACATCATCCTTCTTATAGAGGTTGTCCCGCCCTAGCAGCTTCGGCTGCGGTATCAGCCCCGCCCGGCGGCGCGCCCAAATGGTTGTCGTGGACGGCGGCTTTTTGCCCGGTATTGTCCATAGTTTTTTCACTTCATCCAACGTGATGTATTCACCCATTTTTGTTCCTTTCCTGTTGGTCAGTTTCGGTTAATCAATTTGTCATTCAGTTTCGGTTAATCAATTTGTCATTCATCGCCTGCGACGCTTTAATGGCGGCGCGGGCAGATTCGATGGCGCTTTCAACGGTGTCGTACTGCGGCTTGGTGTAGCGGACGGTTTTGGCGCGGATATTGGCTTCGTTTGCGGCCTTGATGGCGGCGAAGTCAAAAATAGGTTCTTGCGGAGTCAGTCCGCTGACGAGCGGACGGCGTAGTTTTTCAATACTGCGGATGTATTCGCGGTAGTTTCTTTGTTTTTTGCTGGCTGATTCGCTATGGAAGGCATTATCTTTCGCCGCTTTTTCGATTTTTTCGCGGGTTTCACGGCTCATGTATCTCAGCTCTTCGATATTGTCTAAATCGAGCATGTCTTTTTTATATTCTTTCGCCAATTCAGGACTTAAACCTGTCTGAACTAAATCAACGGCGGTTTGCACCGAAAATCCGTGTTTCCAAATAAGCCATTCTACAGGCTCGGTTTTTTCTAGGTCGGCCAGGGTTGCAGCTGCTGGGCGATTGATTAAATTTTGCGCAGATTCGGGGTCGAATTTCATTTTCGTAGAGTTATTGACACAAGTCCAAGCGGCGGCAGTGCCGCCGTTTTTTTTCAAAACCCACGAATGGATGCGCGAAATTTCGACGCGCCCGGTGGCTTTTTCGTAAACGCCCATGATGCGGTCGGCAGGGATTTCACCGTAGCAGTTCGGCTCTTTCGCCTCTTCGCGGTACAGTCCGAGACGGACGTTTTTGCGCGATACGGACTCGCCACCCAAAAGGACGGTAAAACGCATCCAGTCGCCCATGTCGGCAGCCTGTTGGGCAAGCATTAAAAGGTCGTCTGAAGCGTCTGGGTTGATTCGGCGCAGCTCGCGCCAAATGGTAACGGGGCAGCCGCCGATTTGCTGGAACTGGCGGATACCGTGATGACTTACCCATGCGTCCACGCGGACGGCGGTTTCTGCCATGCTCAACAGCGCGTCAGACTCATAGTCAACGCCCAAGCCTTCGCCGCTTTGACTTTTGCCGTCGATGTTTTTGGCGATATATTTGGCGATATAACCGGCAGCCGAGCCGCGCGCCCAGTTGATGGCTTCAAAGTCAACGCGGGCAGAGGCGGGGCTTTGCTTCCAAAATTTAAAATATTTGGATTCCCAGAATTTCGCCTCGGTTTTCAGACCGGCGCGAATGGCGGCGAGCGTAGGCGCGCTGCCTTGTTTTGCACGGATTTTTGCTTGGATTCGGCGGGCTTCCGCGTCCGCTTCTTTCGCAGTCGCCAAGTATTTCAAACCCAGCTCTTCGCGGTTTTCTCGGCAAGCGTGTTTTGCCACGACGCGGCGGAAGGTAAGGCGGTGTTGCTCTTCCATGAAGACAAGGCCGTGCCAGTGCGGCGTACCGTCATGATGCGGCTCGGCAACGCGGAAACCGTAGATTTTGATTTTCAGACGGCCTAATTCCGCACAGACACGCGCCCATACTTTATTTAAGTATTCCTGCGCCTGCGTCGGCGTTTCGCCGCTGAATTTCTCGTTTGGCTTGCCAAAGTGGTGCATACGGTGCATGCGGGAAGGGCAGGTAATCGTAAAAAATTCGCCGACGTGGTTTTTCAGACGGGCGATTTCCTCGAAGCCGCGAATACGCACCATCAATTCGGCGCGACGCAGGGCGGGATTAGATACAGAGACTTCAGACAAGGCCTCGAGCGTGAATTCTTGCCCCAGCTCATTGATGGCAATCATGGTTTGCAACATGGCAAGATTGCGACGCTTTTGAGACAAGCGGCGGAAAACCGCTTCATCAGAGGCATAAAGCCCCGTTTTACGGGATACAAAGCCAGCCTCGCGGCGGTAGCGTTCGGCAGCGCGCGCGAAAATGCGGCGAAGCTGGCGACGCCAGAATTTAGGGGCTTGCAGGCGGGCTTCGATGGCTTCGGGGATTTTGTCCTTGAATACTTTTTGGGTATCGATGCCGTATTCGGCGGCGGCATAGTGGATCAGACCGGTGAGGCTCCAGCCGATACGTTTTTTAAAATAGATGTCCTTGGCTGCGCTATCGGCAAGACCGCGGATGTCGTCGTCCGAAGCATCTAAACCTGCCGAACGGACGGCGGGCGGCAAAACGGTCAGATTGTCGAGCAGGGTTTTCAGACCGTCTTCGGCGCGAACACGCGCGGCGGCTGGCTGAATGCCGCTGTCCAACTGACGGACGATTAAATCGTTAAAGAACGAACGCGCTTTTGACGCCTCGGCAGGTTTCAGGCTTTCAAAGCCTTCGCGCAACACGGGCGGAAGCAGCAAAAAGGCTTGGGCGGCGTAGTCTTGCTGCGCCGCCTTTGCATTTGCTGTTTGAATTGATATGCCCATGATTTGTCCTGCCTAGTAAGTGGCGGGCTTCAGCCCGCCCTATGTCTCAATAATTAAAATAATCTTGGATTCTTTCTTCGATTTCCGCGTCCAGCTTTTTCTGCTCGATTTTGTAGTCCACATAGAGCCAAGCAGCGAGCGCGGCGGCAAAAACAATGCCGATGACTGCGATGATGCTCATTGCCCTACCTCCTGCGGAATTTCAGCGTCGCCGCCCATGTGGTCGAAGGTAGGCGATTCATAAGCGCGGACAGCTTCCGTTTCAGGCAGCGTTTGCGGCGGATTCGGTATGTTTCCATGTGTCGAACCGAGCATAAAAGACGAGGCGGCGAGCATCAGGGCGAGGATGATGTAGCGGATTTTGATTTTCATGATGTTTCCTTGTCGGGTCGGGTTCAGGCAGCCTTAAGGTCGTCTGAAACAGGGTTTACTTTCATTTTTCTGCCGGCGTATGCAGCTCGGGCTATTTTTTCGTCGATGGCTTCAAGCTGTCGGGCGGCTTCGGAAAGCTGGAGAACCGGCAAACCCAAGCTGTACACTACGTTTTGCTGATTCAGCATATTGCCCAGTCGGGCGATTTCCTTTATCAACTTCTGACTATCTGCCAGAGCTTTGCTTTGCTCCGGCGTAACCAGCCAACTTCTGACAACTTCCGCATCGTTGTAAGCCGCCAACGGCTGACGGCCTGTATTTCGTTCCAAGAGCGCGTCGCGCTCCAAGCCGTTCATGATTTTTGCGTTTTTGGTTTTACTGCTTGCCAACGTTTCGCCGATATTTCGGATTGCATCGGCATGGGCTTTAGTCTTGAAAAGACGCGACTGCCGCCCTGATAATCCCCATTTCGGGACGATTTCGCCGTTCATTTTTCTTTCCCTTTACAACAAATTTTTCTGACTGCTTTCGCCGTGTTGTTCCCGAATTTCATCCGCCGTCATCTGCGGCGGCACTAAGGCGGGGTTTTGATGCAGCGGGCTGGGCGGAGAGATGGTTTTGATAACTTCCGTCGCCGCCACGCCCGACCAGCCGCACGAAGTATTCAAGCACTGCACCGAGCTATAACGGACGCGGTCTGTCATCTTCCGACTCGCCGTTACCTTGCAGCGGCTGCCGCAGCAAGGGCAGGTAATCTGTACCCGCATATTTCCGTGTTCCGCCTTACTGATGTTGCGCTGCGCCATTTTCATTTCTCCGTTTCAGGTCTGCCGATGCGTCTTCAAAGGCACGCAGATACATTTCCGCATCTTCCAAGGCAGCTTCGGCGGCAAATTCGCTCAATGACTTATTCGCCGCGCAGGCCGCCGATTCCATCAGGTCAAGCTCTTCGCCGAAAAATTTGACCTCGACGGCGGCAGTGGCTAGTTCTTCCGGCGCGCTTGTTTTGGGGCAGGGTTCGGCGTGGACGTGTTGTTTGAGAGACAGTCTGCCTTCGATTTTGTGAATACAGTTTTGACACATGACGTTTCCTTTTTGGGTTGATGCCGACTGTCCGGCGGGTCAAGCGTCTTTCCGCTTTGTCATCACTCCGTTACACCGTTCAGGTTAAATATTAGACGGGGCGGATGAAATTCCACGGATGGGCACTCAGTCCGGAAGCGCATGCGTCGTAATAGTTACCGCCAAACACTTCTTCGTTACCGTTCAGCCATACAATCAGGTGCTTTTTGGTTTTCCCGCGCCCTTTGACAAAGATTCGCCCTACCGTGCTTTCCTGATTTGTATTCCAATCATTCATTCTCATAACATTTGCAACATGTTTCATTTTTCTACTCCTTGGTTGGGGTTGATGCCGTCTGAAATTATTCAGTCTTTCAAAAGTAAATTATAAAAATACGTCTGGTCTTAAATCTTCCCGCCGAACTCCATACCCAAGCTTCTCAATTTCAACTGCAATTTCAGCTGGCATTTTATTGCGACCCTTTACCCAACTATTTACAGTGGAACGTTTTTTTCCAAGTTTTTCGGCTAATGCTGCTTGACCGCCAGCAGCTTTGATTGCTTTTTCTAGGTAATTCATAACATCTCCTTAATTTTGAGAAAGTATATTTTAAATAACCTGAAAAGTAAACTTTTAGTAGCCGTTTTTTGTCTATTTAAAATTTACAATGCTGAAAACATGGAGAATTTTATGACTTACGATTTGGCAAAATGGGCTACTGAGGCAAGAAAAGCAGCTGGGATGACTCAAGAGGACTTTGCACTTGAGCTTGGCTTCTCAACTAAAGCCAGCGTTAATGCAATAGAAAAAGGACGAAACAAGCCAACTTTTGAAACGATGGTAAAAATATCTAAAATTTCAGGATTCCCTTTGCCTTATCAGGAAGTCTCCCAAACAAAAGTACTGTCTGAAGATTCAGACAGCCTCGCTGACGACCGCATACGTTTTGAGCGGTTGGACGTGGTTGCCGCGCTTGGAGACGGCTACATCAACAACGAAGCAGTGGAGGTGGTCGATTTCGTCCATGTCGATAAAGCATGGGCGCGCGAAAAACTCGGCGGCAACCTATCCCGTATCCAAGTCATCACGGCACGCGGCGATTCCATGCAAGGCACCATCGAGGACGGCGACGTACTCTTCGTCGATACCTCCGTCCACTCATTCGAAGGAGAGGGCATTTACCTCCTGTCCTTCGCAGACGGCCTAAAAGCCAAACGCCTGCAAGCCTCCGTTGGCGGCGGCCTGCTGGTCATCAGCGACAACCCGTTATACAGAACGGAAACCATCGAAGGCGATGGACTGGAAAAATTAACCATCTGCGGCAAAGTCCGCGGCGCATGGCATTTGTCGGGATTTTGATTTGAATTTTGTGAATCGGCTCAATTCACGGTAAGTTTTGGAAGGTGCGGCCGTTGGTTTTTTTGGATATTTAGTGATTTTGTTTATTAGGGAAGTGCAATATGGGAAAACAAAGTGGTCAACAGGCTGACAGGCAAGACGGTGTGAAATTGGACTTGCAAGAACTGCACTCACGGCAAATTCAATTGAAGCAGACCGTGCAAGAGAATATCGATGCTGTGCTGGCACTGCTAGCACTGGTCGATATTGAACCGGTAACGCGGACGCGGAATTTGAGATACAACCAAATTATTAAATCAGCGCTCGCTCTGAACGGGGTTGATTTGTCAGTAACAGATGACGAAGAGGCGGAAGCAGGGGCTGAATCAGACAAAAATAAAGGCGAATTCCAAACCGCCGCAGACAAACCTGAAAAATTGTTGCTCAAATTCGGGCAGGAATTTTTAGGCGGTCTGATTCGGAAAGATTTTAAAGCCGCACTCGCTGCTGCCCGAAACCTTGATTTTGAACGCCGCCTCCATTGGGCAGCTTGTTCGGGCGCGATATTAGTCTACGGGCGGAACGACGCGGGCAAACAGAAACTGACACCGTCTGAATTATCTCTTCATAACATGGTTAAAAAAGAATGGCTTTACGATGAAAGATAAACCTGTACTGCTGCCTGTCGGCGGTAGTTTTGAAATTGAATATGTCAATGCTGAAGGAATCGGAAGCAGACGGGTTATCGATGTCCGCAAGTTTGTTGCCAATCTTTCAGACGGTTATGTGCAGGCGTTTTGCCATGAGCGGAAAATGGTCAGGACGTTTAAATATCAGTCGATTATGGGACTGGTGGATTTGGAAACCGGCGAAGTTGTCGAACCTTCGCTTTTCAGACGGCGTTTGCAGGAACGGTATGAAGAGGCTCCCGAACGGCAGATGGATTTTTTTATTCGGGAGATGAAGCCGATTGTGGATGTGTTGGTTTATATCGCGTACTGCGACGGGAGATATGCGCCGTCTGAACAGCGGTATATCGCGCAATGGCTGACGGACAAATCGGAAATGGGCGATGATTTCCTCGCTTATTCGCTTGGCGTTATGAAGTCTTGGCCCGTGCCGGATTCTATGGATTTTTCTTTTGCTATCCGTGCTATTAATCAGCGTTTCCCCGATTGGCGTGATTCGGTGCTGGAATATGCGCGCAATGTCGCAAAAGCAGACAGAAAGGTTACAGATGAGGAAACGAACCAGTTGGAAAAGCTGGAAAGGTTGTTTGATGTTTTTAGGGAGAAAGCGTGATGACGGATTCAAAAGGCTTGTTTCCGCTGCCTCAATACCGTAAACCCGTAAAAAAGATGAGCAACGGGCGGCGGGCAATCATAAAAGAATTGGATGCTTTACAGAAAACGGTAAACAGCAATACGCTTCTCATCGAGACACTGCAACGGAATATGGCGGCAACAGAGGAATCTCATAATCTGCATATTGCCGCGCTGTCTAATTTCCTCGGCCATGATATGAAAAACTGTATTCAAAACATGGATGTCATCTTGACAAGCTATAGGGCGGACGAGATTACTGAGGGGCATTTGGAAAGTCTGCGGGTACAGTTGGACATGATTCGGGAGGTAATGGGCAATTTTGCGCAGCTTGTGCCGCACGGGCGGGACGGGATTTTCAAGGTCAACAGCCTGATTGGCGCGACGGAGGCTTTGACTCGTTCGATGCTGGAGGAAAACGGGGTTTTGTTCACGAAGGAATTGCTGGAAGACATCGATTTGCGGACTAAATATCCTTTTCATTCGTTGCTTCAGGTATTCAGTAATCTGATTATTAATGCCTGCCGCCATTTGCGGGATTTCGAGCGGCGCGAGGTGTTGTTTGCGGTTGACATCGATCAGGAAAACCATGAGCTTTTCTTTTCGGTTTACGATACGGGCGCAGCTGTTGAGCAAATCTGTCTCGACAAAATCTTCGATTATGGATACTCTACTACGGAAGGTAGCGGCATCGGACTTTACCATGCACGTTATATTTGTGAATTGTTGAAGGGAACGGTTGAATGTGTGCCGTCAGACAGGGCGGAATATTCGAAGCGTTTCCTGATTACCCTGCCTTTTATAGGATTGGACGATGTATAAGCATATTTTTGTTATCGATGATGAAAAGATTCAGGCCGACGGGCTGGCAAAACAGCTTAATGAGCGTATGGGCGGGAATGGATATGTGTTCGAGCCTTTGAGCGGCGAACATGAGATTATGCAGGCAGTTGCCGACCGCTTCTGCTCGCTGGCGATTGTGGATCTGCGGATGGATGATTATCCGTTCAACGGCTTGGAAATATGCCGCCGTATCTTGGAAAACAATCCTCTGGCGAAGGTTATTATCGTGTCGGCATGGCTGCCGGAGTTTTTAACGGCGATGCAGGACCTGATGACTTCTGGCAGCGTGTTGGCGGTGTCGGAGAAAAAATCGATGGCGGAATGGGTGCCGGAATTGGAACGGACGGTTGCCGGTTATTTTGAAAAACGGGACGGTGAGTTTTCGGAAAACAGTAAGATGTTGCTGAATGCGTACAGTTCTGCCAAAAATGAAAAGGACCCGTTCCGCAAGGGTGTGTTGTTTGAGGACTTCCTTGTCAATCTTTTCGGACAGATCGGTTTTCAGTTTATTCGGAAACGGGTAACGGATGCGACTTCGGAAGTGGATTTGATTTTACGCAATGATATTGATGATGCGTTTTTAGCTAAATTCGGCAAGTATATTTTTGTGGAGGCAAAAAACCGTCCTTCCGCTCCTGTCGATAAGAATGATTTTTTGGCGTTTGTGTCCAAAATCGAATCCAGCAGCGGTCTGGCGGAACTTGGTATTATTGCGGCCAGCCATAAAATCGCTTCTACGGTCAGGCTGGAGGCTCTACGCACGTCGCATAAGAGTATGAAGGTTCTTCTGTTTGCCAATGATGAATTGACACGCCTGATTGTGGCGGATGATAAACGCTATGAGCTGAAGAAGCTGATTGACGAGCAGATTAAGGATGTGCCGTCTTGATGTTGGCTATGGATAAACAAGGTCGTCTGATTTTTTCAGACGACCTTTTGTTTTGGTCAGGGTTTGGAAACTGCGGCGGCAAAGTTTGGGCTGACTTCGCCTTCGTAGAGGACAATCGGTACGTCGATCAGGCTTTGGAGTTTGACGGCGGTCGTCAGTCCGTTGCCGTCGAGGGTGTGGACGGTTTCTTTTCCGACCCATTTCTCTGCGTCGATTTCGGGCTTGAATCCTTGTAGGGTTACGGGGCTTTCGGGGGCGACGTCGGGGCGGCCGATGGCTAGGGATGTTGTGTGGGTTGTTGGGTGTTGTTGTGTGTTTGGGGGCGGGGCGCGCGCGCCGGTGGCGGCGGTTTTGGGGCTTTGGTAGGTATGGCGCAGGGTTTTGATTTTTTTGCCGGCAGTATCCACCTGTTTGATTTCGGTTACTTCTTTGGTGGTGGTTTTGTGGGTTTTGCCGTCTTTGCGCTTGGTCTTGTATTTTTTGGTGGTGGTAACGGTTTTTTTGACGGGGTCGTAGTTGTCTTCGGTAATGACGACTTCGTGCTTTTTACCTGTCTGTTTGTCGATGTAGTAGGCGCGGACGGCGTTGTAGCTTTCGGTATTGCTGTATCTGAATGCATATTGGTCACCGCTGTTGCGGGTAATCCTGATTGTGGGCAACGGCTGCCCGCCGGCGGTCGTGGCTTCGCCTGATGAAACAAACAGGAGGCGGCCGTGTTTGACTGTTGCGATGGCGTCGTAGCGTTCGGCAAGGCGCGACAAGAAGGCGGCGTCGGATTCGTTGCTCTGGTCGATGTGGTCGATTTTTTCGTCTTGGTAGGCTTTGCCGATGATTGGTGTGTAGCCGTTGGCGGCGGCAATGGATTCGATGATTTCTTTCAGGCTGGTTTTGTGCCAGCTTTTTTCTTTTGCCTCTGAAAATCGGTCTGATGTGTCGGCGGATTGGGCGGTGATGTGCAGGGTGTCGGGCGCGCCGCTCCAGCTTACTTCGGTTATTTTGTAGCTGCCTTTATCGACAATGCCTGTTTCGATGTAGCCCAGGGCGATGGTTATCTCGGCAGACTTCGGGGGCAGGGCGAGCTTGCCGTCGTGGTCGGACAGGCTGACGGTCAGTTCGTCCGCCTCGAAGCCGCTTTTGTCGGTCAGGCTGATGGAGATGATGCGGGAGAGAGCGTCGGTATTGAACGGCTTGCCGTTGATGGACAGCTTGGCGACGGGGGTTAGATGGTTGCCGCCGGTGTCGGTAATGGTGTTGAAGATTTTGACGGCTTGGTCTTTGATTTGGGTAAGTGCGGTCATGTCAGATTCCTGCAATGCTGCGGGCGATGGATACGCCAAGCTGAAGGGCTTTGCCTTTTAGTCCCAGCGGGCTGTCGGATACTTTTTTTAATTCTATGCTGAAGCTGATGGAACGGGCTTTGCCATCGTGCATGAGTTGGCTTCTGTCTTCTTTAATGGATGTGATGACGTATGCGCCCATTATTTGACCTGTGCCGAGGATGAGGTTGTATGGTTTTCCACGCTCTGCCATGAGGTGGAGCATGGCCAGGGAGGTGTCTCCCCCTGTGATTTCCGGCCTCATTTCGGCTGACAGGGTCAGGGTGTCAGTTTCCGGCCCTAGGTATTGGGTGGGATTAATACCGCCGCCGACGGTGGATTGATTTGGGTGCTTCCAGCCGCTTTGGCGGTTGATGGTTTGAAAGGGGATGGTACGGATGAGAAAGGGGAAGAATCCTAATGTGGCAAGCATGGTAGTGTCCTTTTTTGGTGTCAGTCATCTGAAAATGCGCTACGGGCACGACGTGCGGCTTGGTCTGCAATCTGCTTAATCTGACGGGCAACTTCGCGGGCGATGTCGGCTGGACTTTGGCTGCCTCCGTTGATGGTAATGTTGACGGTCATACCGCCTGCGTTTGTGTGATTTAATCCTGCCGATACGGGAACTGCTCCGACAAGGGAAGGGCGCGGTTCTTCAGCTGCGGCGGGGATAATGCTCTGCAATGCGCCCAAGCCTGCTTTGCGGATTTTTTCCAGAACCCGCCATCCTCCGAAGCGGGCTACATCCTGTTGATTGAAGACAACCTCGCCTTTATGCACGATACCGGCCGCTTGGTTGACACCTCCCGCTCCTGTGTAACCGCCTGTGGAATATCCTTTGTTGGGAATGTATGCGCCTACGCCATAACCGGCTGCGCTGCCTCCCGGTGCGGTCGGTTTGGTGGAAAAGGCTTTTTTCATCCATTCCCATGCGCTAGTAGCGACGTTTTTGAGGATTTGGAAGTTTTTGATGAGGATACCGATTGGGCCTAGGGCGGCGGAGAGGGCGTAGGATATGGGGTTGTTGCCGCTGAATGTTTTTTTTATCCATCCCCAGCCTATGATGAGGGCGTTTTTGATGCGGTCCCAGTGTGTGGCCAGTGCAACGATTGCGCCAATCGGCCCGGTCAGGGCGTATAGGATGGGATTTTGGGCGAATGTTTTTTTAATCCATTCCCAGCCTCTGATGAAGGCGGCAGTCAATGTATCCCAATTGGTGTAAACGAGATAGATGATGCCGATTAGGGCAGTCAGCGCAAGGCCTATGGGATTTAATGTCATGAAACGTAGGGCAATGCCTAATACTTTAAGAATACTCATGCCGAATCCGCCAAAGGCAATGCGGGCGGCGGCAAAGGGGACGGCAACTGCGGCAATAACTGCGGCCAGCCCTGCTAAGGCGGTCATTGCTGCGGTTGCATAAAATGCGATTTTTCCAAGTTTGGCGGCGGCCTCTGGATTTTTTGCCGACCATTCGTTGAATTTATCCAATAAGCCTGAAATGACATTCATGCCGTACTCTAAGCCTGAAAACATACTGCGCCCAAAGCCTGATTCGGTATTGAAGAGCTTATTTTTGAACATCTGCCATTTGGACGACATGGCGTTGACACGAATTTCGAACTCTTTGTCGAGGCTGCCTAATGCGTCCGGGGAGGTGGCAAGGCGTATTTGCTCGCGCCAAAGCTCTGTATTGGCGATGAGTTGGGCAAATACGCGGTTATATTCGCCGCCTGCCAAGCCTTTGAGAATGCCTGCTTGTTGCTCTTTCGGCATTTGTTGAACGGCGGCAATGATTTTTTCAAGCGTACCTTGCGCGTCTTCGACCATGCCTTTTTGGACGGATTTTGCGTCTATACCTATGCTTTTCAGGGCTTCCCGTACGGGTTTCATATCAGGCGCGGTACCCAGCCTTGTCATAAGGCTGCCAACCGCTTTGGCAGAGGTGGAAGCATCTACACCTGCGGATATAAGGGCGGAGCCTAGAGCCGCTACATGCTTCTCGTTCATTTTCGCCAAACCCATGCTGCCTGATACTTCGTTCATGTAGCTGATGAGCTGGTCGCCTGCAACCAGTGCGTTGTCATCAAGGTAGTTCATGACGTTGACTAGTTCAGAAGCGGCTTCTTTGGATAATTTGAAGTTTTGGCGAATGCGCCCCAGCTCTTCTGCAAGCGCCCCCGGGTCTGCTGCTTCAAAGGCATTTGCAGCTTTGACGGCTTCGGTAACGTAGGCTGCAAGCTCTTGGCGTGGGATATTCATCTTCGCGCCGGCAGTCATCATATTCATGATCTCAACCGTTGCCATGGGCAATTCACCGCTTAGTTTTTGGACTTCAGCGCGGATTTTGGCGATTTCGGCGTGGTTGAGGCTGCCGTCTGTATTTTTGAGGCTGCCGACTTGGCGGATCAGTCCCTGCATTGCATCTTCTTCGGACATGGCTGTATTGATGGCATGCCCTGCACCTTGCCTCATGGTGGCAGCCTTGCTACTTGTCCATGATGAGACACCCGATGCAATACCTGCGATGGCTGCGGCCTTGATTCGACTCTGTTGCCGTTTTTCCAGCTTTTCTAAGGCGGTAGACTGCTTTTCGATTTGGGCAGTAGTCTTTTGCATTCGGGCGGCAATCTCTGCCTGCTCTTTTTCAAGGTTTTGTCCGGATACGCCGACTTTTTCCATGTGGTCTTTGTAGCGTTTTAGCTGCGCGGATTGTTTTTCGTATTCGTTATTCAGCCTTTCGCCTTCACGGGTCAGCTTTTTGAGTTCTGCCGCCTGTTTTTTTGTGGCAACGCCCGTTTTGTCGATTTCGGCAGTAAGACGGCTTGTGGCGGCAGAATTACGGATGATTTGCTCATTCAGACGGTTGAAATATTGTTCTGCCTTGCCGATTTTTACCAGTGCGGTTTGGGCGCGCTCAAGATCACGCATTTCTTTTTTGTTTTTCGCCAATTCGCCCGACAGCCCGCTACTACTTTTTTTAATTCTGTCAAACGTTTTGCTTGCTTTGTCGGCGGCTTTGAGGATAATATTAATTGTCTTGTCTGTCATGGCTCGAGCTTTAAGATGAAACGGAAAATGAAAAATCAGATCTTGGCAGATTCGGTTTTGAATGCAGTCGATTCTGTCATTTGGTGGTATGGCGCATTATTTTGGCTTTTTGTTGCCGTCATTGCCCTTATGGTATGGATGCTTCCTTGATTATTTTGTCGATTGAAAAGGTCGTCTGAATTGATTTCAGACGACCTTTTTTATTGTCCGTCTCCTTGGCGTGCGCGTTGGATTTCGGCGGCTTTGGCAGCCCAGCGGTTAAGGGTAAAAAGATTTAGTCCTGCGAACCAGCCGATACCTCCTTTGAAAGTAATGGCGCAGAGGGCAAGGGCGTCGTCTATTGGGTAAAACGCAGGAACGTCTTCATCTTCTTCAGCCTGCCAGATGTCGGGCGCTGCTTTTATAAGGTCGGCGAACTGGCCGGCTCGGTATCGGAAGCATGGGTATAGCCCAAATCGGCAAAGGCTTCCTGAATCTCTGCTTTCGCCGAAGGTGCGGCTGAAAAAAAATCAATAGCGGCATTGAGGGCTTGTACATCTGCCATACCTAATACGCCATATTGCGCCATGCCAATTTTTGGGGTGCTGATTTTTGAGAGGAGCTTTTGAACAGTTTCGGTGTGTTTGATTTTGATGAGGTCTTGTCCCATGCCTGCCATATCTTTGGCCAGCGGTTCGCGCAAAGTGTAGGCTTTGCCGTCGGTCAGGGTTACGGTCAGGGTATCGTCGGGGTTGATTTTGATTTTTGGTTCTTGCATTTACTTGTTCCTGTTGTATGTGTTTAGAGGCCTAATGCGGCGCGAATGCCGGCACGAACGTCTTTGCCGCCGATGATGAGTTTGTTCGCCATGAGGTCTGCTTCAAAAACGACTTCTCCATCGACGGTTTCTTTCCAGTAGGTTAGGGCATATTTGAATGTCTGCTCTCCACCTTCGGCTGCTTTGTCTTCGCTGCGTGTGGTTTCGATAATTCGGCCACGCGCTTCGCCGACCAGTGTTTGGTAGGTTTCTTCGTCTTCTTTGTGCAATGCGCCTTGATAGCGTAAGAGGTTGCCATTGATTTTGTGGCTGATGGATTTGAACAGCTCAAGATCAAAACCTTTGCTGGTCAGCTCCAGCTCTAATTTTTCGATGCCATGAATGACGGTAAATTCGCCCATACCGCCGCCCGGGGTGTAGTCTTCGGTTTTGAATTTGATGTCCGGGCGTTTGACGGTCATGAGGACGCCGTCTTTGTTGAGTCCGTCGGTAAAGACGTTAAAACTTTTCAAGATGCGTGGCAGCTGCATTTGGGTGTCCTTTATTACTTGTGTTTGGGGTACCTATCCCTAACCCCTCTCTGTTGGGAGAGGGGAATTATTGGGAGGCAAGGTAGTTTAGACGGTGGTAGGTTTGAGGTTAGATGCGAATTCGATAACTCGGTCGGTCAGGTTGACGATAAAGCGGTCTGATACATGTTGGTTGAGTTCGATATTCTCTAAAGGCGGGGCTACGGTAAATTCGTAGTCGAAGGCAAAGATACCGCCGGCTACGCGTTCTTTTTCGATTTTTTTGGGGTCGATGAAGACTTGCGCACCCAATAACCAGCCTTGATAGACTTTTTCGGCGAGCTTGGCATTGATGCTGTTGATGATGTCAATCATAAGGCTCGGGTGCATTGGTTTGTCCATTGCCCAGAGAAAGCTTTCGGCGATGGTCTCTTTAATTACGGAAGAGACACGGACTGTTGGTTCGAATGCCCAGGCAGGATCTGCAGAACATGTGCGGTTGCCCCAAACGCGGAAGCCGTTTTCACGGATGAGGGTGGTAATGTTGAGGTTGTTGATGGTATTGGCGTCGCTGTTGATGTCCAGAAGTCCGAAGCTGCGTGGGTATTTAAGGGCGGATACGCCTTGAATTTCGGTATTTGAAATGGATTTGTGCGGACCGATTTTTTGGTCAAGCATGGCACGTGCGCCGAGGATGCGGGCAACGGTAGCGGCAGTTTCTTGGGTTTTGGAAGCGCCGAATGTCATGAATTCGTTGTCAATCAGCATGAGGTTTTTTTGCCCAAATCCGTTCTTATATTGGGTCAGGGCGGTAATATTTTCTGCGCCGCCGGCGGATGCATATACAAAGCCTTCAAGAGCGTTGGCGGTTACAACCAGCTCGGCGGTTACGTCAGCGTCGTCAAGTTCGGGCGCACCGATGATTTTTGGTTTGTAACCGGTATGTGCGGGAGCTTTCGCCAGTGCTTTGATACCTGCGATAACGTTTGCTTTCTGCTCCGGTGCTTTGGTTGAGCCGGGAACGCGGACTACAACGATTTGGGCATCTGCCTGATCTGCAATTGCGTCTAGGGATTTTGCCAAGGTTCCTTTGCTGCCTGCTTTATCAATCAGGGCAGAGACGGATGTTGAAAATATGGGTTTGGTAGCGGGAAAGACTGTGTCATCAGCGTCTTCTGCGGTGGCAACGATGCCGATAATGTTGGTGGCGATGTCGGAAATATGGCGCGCGCCGTGTGTGAATTCGTTGGCTGTTACGCCGTGCATGCGTTTTGCGGTCATGTGGCTGTCCGTTTCTTTGGGGATGGTCTGATTGTTGCTTTGCTTTTTATCGGTGGCAAGCGGTGGAGGTTTTGAGTGGGATTTTTAGGCCGTCTGAAGTTTTCAGACGGCCTTTGTTTGTCTTAAGCGGCGGCGATGCCAAATCCTGTCATCAATGCCGCGCCTTTATCGGTGGCTTTGGACACATCCCCTTGTACGATTTCAAAACCTGCACCGATTCGAACTGTACGGCCTGTATTGGCAACTTGGCTGGTACCGATACGGATTTTGTCAAAAGCGGTATTCCAAGGTTGAAGCCGCCCGCGAAAAAATAAAACATTTTTTGAGAAAATTTATTCTGTTTTTTGTTTCACTATTTGTAATTCTTTTTCATTTTTTTAAAAGCGACGGTGACGTCGCTTTTTATTTACCAATTACATATAACCAACTCACCACTTGTTTTACCAGTTTTGTCTCTACCAACTGTATAGGTAAGCGTAAGCTGGGTAATCCGGAAGTCTTTAAATAAATCCTTTATATCAGGATGATCGTTGATAGATAGCATGAATTTACCCTTACTCTCCGCCATCGCTTTGGCCAGCAGCTCATACTGAGGCCAATCGAATGCGTGGTCGTACCCTGCGGTTTGCCAGTACGGCGGGTCGGCGTAGAAGAAAGTATGCTCTCGGTCATACCGCTTGAAGCATCGATCCCATGTCTCGTTTTCGACGAACACACCTCTCAACCTGGCTTGGGCTGCTGTCAGTTTTGCCCTAATCTGAGACGCATCCCAAGCTTTTGAAGTGGTAGCCGTACCAAAATGTTGATGTACGGTCTTGCCGCCAAAGGCGGTGTGCTGCAAGTAGAAGAACCGGGCAGCTCGTTGTATATCAGTCATGCATTCAGGCGGTGTGCGTTGTAGGCGGGCAAAGACCTCTCGGCTTGTTAGTGTCCACTCGAACTGGCGGACGAACTCGTCGAAATGGTGTTGTACCACGCGGTACAGGTTGATGAGCTGTCCGTTGATGTCGTTGAGTACCTCTACTTTAGCAGGCGTTGGGCGCATAAAGAACAACGCCGCACCACCAGAAAACAGTTCGACATAACAAGAATGCTCGGGGAACATGGGCAACAGGTGTTTTGCCAATCGGCGTTTACCACCCATCCAAGGGATAATCGGTAGAGTTTGTTGTGTTTTTTGCATCATATATACTCCTAGTTTGCGGCATTCGGGATGCTCGGAATCAGATTAAATATGATGCTCAACGGCACTCTGATGATTTTTTAGTTACTGAATGAATTGATGTTTTTACAGCGTGCACATTTGATTTGCACGCATCCGCTGCCTTTGGCAAGCAGTTTGCCACAGTATTTGCAGCGCATTTCGTGGTAGATTTGCATTGCACTCACTCCCATATCACGGATAGAATGCCTCGGTCTCTAGAGACTAAGGCGGCCTAGAAGTCAATGCAGGGTTGCTCTGCTTGGCTGGCGTAGCGGTGTTCCCGCACCGCTACGTCGCCGTCCCACTTTGAGTTGTTGTATCTTTTCCTCTTTAATCCTTTCTTCATCGGACATCTGAACTTCACTGTCCATCTTTGCGGTAAATCCCTGTCATCAATGCCGCGCCTTTGTCGGCGGCTTTTGACACATCTCCTTGTACGATTTCAAAACCTGCACCGATTCGAACTGTACGGCCTGTATTGGCAACGTGGCTGGTACCGATACGGATTTTGTCAAAAGCGGTATTCCAAGGTACAACGGCTATATGCCATTCACCGTAGGAATAGGTATTGCCTGCTCGGTTGACTTTGCCATCCACTGTGGCATTTTCCGGCATGCGTAGGGTAAAACCGTTTTCGCCATGAGTGGCGGTTACGCCGCCAACGGCGGGGCTTTCGCCTGTTATCGGCAGTAGGATAAACGCTGCCCCTGGTGTGCCTCCTTTTTCAAGTTTAAACGGCATAATGACTGTGGTCGGAGTACCGGTTGCGGCACTAATTCCGCTACTCTCGATATAGCGGTGGCCTTTACCGTTTTCGCCGGCCTGTGCCTTCATGTAACGGATGTTGCCCTCTTCTCCGAATGCGCCTGTCCATCCTTCAGGCTCTCCTGCGCGGAGTGCATTGATGACGCTCTTCAGACGAGCCTCACTATTGCTGCCAACGGCTTCGGTGGCGCTGGATTCGAGGCCGTTAAATGTGAATTTAATGGATGTTTCTGTGGCGGCAGGTGCGGGCTGTTCGTTAGCAGTGGAGGTCGGTTGTTCAGGTTCTGCTTTAGGCGTTGCTGAATCAGCTTTTGGTACTACTGTTTCTGGTGTCGGCTGTGTGACTGTTTCAGATGCTTTGCCTGCTGTCGATGCTTTAAGTTTAGTGATTTCGTCCTCTAAATCTGTCAGCTTCGCCTGCAGCAGGGTGGCGGCATAGTCAGTAGTCTGTGTATTTTTGTGGTTACGCGCACCTGTCCATACTTCTACTGTATCGGTCAGTTGGTTGTGCATGTAATTCTCGGCAACGGTGCAGTTGTCTAATTCGCCGATAGGGTAGAAACCTGCACTTAGTAGTCCGTTTCGGTATTTAACTGTGTCAACGGTATAGGGTTGTCCCACTTCGGTTTTACCCTGCTCGGCGTTTTTGTACGGGGTAATGTCGCAGTGATTGCCGACAATGGACGCGCCGCGCAACTTGCCAATTATCATCTGGCGCATGAAGTTGCCGTCGGGTGAGTTTTGAATGTAGTTCCCGCGGATTTGTGCAGCCAACATTGTGCCGTAACGCGCTTCTGCGCCCACGCTCATGCCGTATGTCGATGTGTTGACGGTTGCGGTAGCCGTCGCACCCGTACCACCGCCTCCTTCGAGGGTTACGGTTGGCGGTGTGTCGTAGCGGCTGCCGATGCGGCGCAGCTTGATTTCGGTAACTTTACCGTCTTTCACTACTGCTTCGCCTTCTGCGCCGAAGGCTTCCGCACCGCCTCCTGTGATGATGACTTTAGGGGCGGTGGTATAGCCGCTGCCACCATTGGTAACAGCAAATCCTGAAACGTAGCGCATGCCGTAAAAATCGCCGAACGGCAGGGCAAACGTAAACTGGTTGCGTTCAATCAAAAAGTGGTTATGCCCGTAGTTGCATTGCAAACCGCGCGGGGCATAGACCGTATTGTCGTTAATCAGTTGACGGCAACGCAGCCACCATTTCTTCTGATTGCGGCGGGAAAGCACTCCCAATGCACCATTAATCGGATGAATGCCGATATTGCCGCTGACAATGGTATTCCCGGTAATTTCGATATTGCTGTCTTGGTAATAGAAACTGTACGGGTCTGCAATTTTGGAGGCGCGTCCGTCCGTCGCGGCAAATACTTCTTCGATCACGGTGGAAATGCCGTAGTACATGGCACGGCCACTGTTGTTTACGATTTTGACGTTGTTGCCGGTATGAATATCCATTACCTTGCGCTTGCCAAAACCGAACACATTGTCGTGGATGAATAGGTTGTCCATTGGCAGGTATCGGGATGTGCATTGCTGATAACCCGGATCGAGGCTGACGATGGAATTATTCCAGCCACGCACATGTTCCAGATGTGCATCTGGGTGTCCGACTACAGAATCAGGGGCGAAGATGCCGCAAAGTTCGTAGCCTGATACCCGGACTGCTTCCACACCGCAGGTATAGTTGTGGGTAAAATATCCGCCCGTGATGCGGGTGTTGACGGCAACCATGCCTTTTTCGTAGGCCTTGGCGACTTCGCCACCGCCAACATCTTCTCCGGACGGAGAACCATGTAAACCTGCAATTACTGCGCCGCCAGTGAATCCCCGTACGTCGAAGTAGCGGATTTCTGTTCCTCTGCAGTCGAACAGTCGCCAACCGTAACCGCGACTCCATACCTGACCACCGCGCCAGAGGCCGAAGGTGGGCGCAACCGTACCGTCATCTTGCGGGAATTGCGACAGGCCGTCTGAATTCCAGTAGCCGCCGACGCTGCGGTAGCGTTGGCTCGATTCGTCAATGTGCAGTTGGCGGATTTTTTCGCGTGTATATCCTTCAGGTTGTTGTACGCCTGATGTATCAGCCGAATTGTTCATGTAACGGGCAACATCGTGGGACAGTGTGGTGGTATTGAAACCTGCCTCCGCCGTACCTTTCAGCGCCATACCTGTGCCGATGTGCGGTTTTTCGCGCGTCCAGCCGTCGATATGCGGAATCCAGCGTTTGTCAGGGTCGGCCATGCCCGATGTGTAGCCATAGTCTTTATAGGCACGGGTGGTAATTTTGCCGCCGTGCAGAATGGTGTTGCCCTCGGATTTGCCGCACAAGTGGAACACGTCCTGCCCCATTTCTTCCACGCAAAATTCTGCCAACGAGAAGTCGTACACATTAAAAACGGAATGATGAAAGGTAATACACGGCTGTTGGCCGTTGACTGTCAGCATCATGCCGCCGACGGAAATTTGCCGTCCGTCCGCGCCGTAGTATTCCAGCTTGTAACCTGTGTTCTTCGTTACCGGGAAAAAGCCGCCGCGCGAAGAAATAAAGACGTTAGACGGCAGACGGTCGTACCATGCCTGAATCAGACGGACAATATTCAATGCGTCTTCTTTAGAAGGATTGTTTTTGTACCAACCGTCGTAAACTTTTTTACGCAGTTCGGGTGTCAAGGCGTCCTCGATATAGAACTTACCTTTTTCAATGGCAATCTTGGTGGCAGCCTCGATTTGTTCGCCCTCGAACTTGGCCTGCTCGGTAATAATCAGTGATGGTGTTTTGACATCGGCAAAGGCATTGCCTACTGCTTCTGATACTTTGGCGGGTGTAATGAGGTGGATGTCGGACGTATTGTCGTTTAGTTTCAGACGGCCTTCTTCGTCAAGAGAGGCGGTCACGTTTGGATTTTCTGCAAGTTTTTTGGCTTTTGCGGATTCTTCTTTTGCTGCCACTACTGCATCGGTAATTGCTAATACGGCTTGATCTAATTTTGATGTCATTATTTATTTCCTAATTTTTTATACACTTCTGCCAGTGTTTCGTCGGTCAGGTCAGTGGATGCAGCTGGATTCGGAGTAGGGGCAACCGGTTGTTCAGGTCGCGTGGACGGTATGTGTTCCGTGCCGTTGCCGTTGCCGTTTTGTGTTTCTTTAATGACCTCTTTTACGATTTCCCGTATTTTTTCAGGAGATACGCCGGCGGTTGGTGTGCCTTCGGCAGGAGATACGACGACTAGCCCCTGCTCCATGATGCTGACGCGGATGGGTTCGGTACTCTCGCCGATAATGCCGCTGACGTTGGTAATGGAGGGTGCAATGTAGATTTCTCCGCGCAGGACGGTACAGACGATGCCCCCAAAAACGGCGCGTAGGTCGTATTGGCCTAATGTCCATGCGATGTTTTGAGTCAAGTGGGCGGGGAAAGTAATAATTATTTCTTGTCCGCTGACACTGATTTGAGGGCGCAGCTCTTCGCCTGTCTGCCCGCGTACGGTCATTGCCCATTGCGCGGATTTAGGCTCGAATGGCAGGCCTCCACCGTCAAAGCCGATTCTGAAAATACGGGTATCGCCTTTGTATAAGGTCAGGTTTTTTGTCTGGATGGTCATTTGAGACTTTCAGGGAAGTGGGCTTTATGTTTTTCGCGAAAATAGGCGGCTCGGCAGTGGCTCTTCTGCCAGAAAAATAGTGCGTCAACTGCTTTTCGGATGGCTGTCCAGTGACTCTTGTTTGCTTCGACATCTTTGCGGTAGAGGCGGCTGGACAGGGTCTCGTCCGGGTAGCCGCCAAATACGGCATTAATTGTTTGGTCGGCAGCAATGGCAAGATTCTTGAAGTAGGCTTTGATGTTTGATTTCATTTTCAGACGGCCTTGTAAATCAGATATTGATTTCGGTGTTGATGACGTTGAGTTCGTCTAAGTTTTGGGCGGCTTCGATTTGTTTCTCGATGGCTTGGCGTTTGCCTGCAACGGTAGCGCAGAGGGACTCATAGGCAACGGTTTTGCGCAGGGCGGCGGCTTTGAGTTTGTCTGCTTCTATTCCGCGCGATTGGGCAATTTGATCTAAAACGGGTGTGGCCGCGCTTTTATCTACCGACCATGCGCGGGCTTCGGCAGCTTGGATAGGCCAGCTCTGCACTTCAAAGGCGGGGAGGTCGTCCATGCCTGATTTTTGGGCAACAATGTTTTGGGCTTGACGGTTGATGGCGCGGATTAAAGCAGCCTTGGACGCGTTTAGAAATTCGGCTTCAATTTGTGCTTTTTTGTCTTGGTTTTCCATCCATTTTTCTCCATCCCATTCGTCAAACCGTGAGGAAGGTTTTAAAAATGTCAGGTCGTCTGAAAGGCTGCCGATTTGGTCGATGATAACGGCTGTGCGATCAGTTTTTCGGTAGGCAGTTTTGCCACGATGGTCTTCGATGACGTCCCAGCCTTCGCCGTTCCAGCGGGCGGCTTTGCCTGCGCTGATTTGAGGCGGGTCGGTGTCGATGCAACCGGCGGGAATCAGATAGCTGCCGTCGCGTGCCATGATGTCCAGATCGGCTGTGGTTTGGCCGATGTAGAGATGGTCGGCATCAAGTTGGCAAACGGGTTTTGTCCATTGGATGTTTTGGGTCATTTTTTTTACCTTTCTAAATGGTTTAAGGCGGCTTATGCTTTGATGCATGCCAGCAGGGCGATATTTCGAGGGCGGGTTTCAATGCCGCCAGCCGGGTCGGTTTGGCCGACAGTGTCAACCGATACGGTTGACGGATTACTACCCCTGTCGGTGTCGGACATGCGGTTGACGCCGATGCCGTGGCTGTGGCTGCGGAATTCATCCGCCTGCCATGAGCCTAATGCACGATTTCTATCAATGGCTCTGCCGTCATCCCATGATCGGATAAATTCGCCGCGCAAGTCGGGCAAGTTGAAAGTGGTGCGTCCGTCACCACGGCCGTAACGTTCGCCGATGGCGGCGAACAGGTTGGCATAGACGGTACGGGATACTGCCGCACCGTTTGCTTTTAACCATCCAAATGGTGGGACATCTTGGGCAAAGTAGGCGACGGCACCAACGGGGACGCCTACATTCATCACGTTGTTATCGACACGCGCAATCAGTCCGGGCGTGTCCCAACCGATGGCAATTTGATGATTCTGCCCGCCCAAACCTACTGCACCTCCGCGTCGGATACTGTTGTCGTAGGCGGTTTTGACGGCTTTGGATGTGGCAAGATTGTCGGTACTGTCCAGATTGACGGCATCTGATTTGTCGGACATAAGGGCGATTTTGACATCACTGTATGTCAATGTGCCGTCGTCTTTAAGTTGCAGATATTTGCTGCTCTTGGAATTACGCAAATAAATATCTCTGGGACCGGTATGGATATCGGCAGATTTTCCATTGCCGGATACGGACAGTCCCGCATTAAATACGGCTTTTGATGTAAAGGTTTTGACACCGCCGACGGTTTGGTCATTTGATAGCATGACGCCGTTTTCTTCGGTTAAGACGGTTCTCATGCCGATATAACGACCGTTGGCATCCCAAGCAGAGGTAACGAGATGATACGGATTGGACGACGAGCCGTATGAGAAGCCGATGCCGCGGGCGTGTGCGCCGTTCACTACTTCCGGATGGGCAATGTGGATTTCCATTGTTGGCAGGGTATTTCCGTCAAGCTGACGGCCATTGGATCGGTAAAATCCGCTTTTGGTATAGCCTCCGGACTGGTCTGCATAGTAGTTGGTGGTGGCGACATTCATTTTGTCAGTAGCAAGTCGGGCGGCATTGGCTTCGACCCAACTTTGATAGGCGACGCTTTCCGATCCGGATACGCGCGGGAAGTGTACGCGCCCGATTTCTCGACTTCCCGATGTAAAAACATAATTGAAGCGTGCGCCGTTTTCTCCTTCAGATACGGGGGCGGTCTCAAAACGCCAGTAGCTGCCGTCGCCATTGGTAAAACGGATTTTTTCCCATGCGTTGGTTTGAATATTGAGCTGGCCTTCTATAACTTGCGTACCTTTATTGCCAATCTTGGATTCGACTTGGGTTTTAAGGTATAAGGTGCGGTTAGCTAGCGCTTGCAGGGGTTGATTGATTGGGGCATCAGTACCGCCTATAACGCGGTCGCCTGGTTCGATGAGGCGGACGTTTTGGGTGTATTGGTTGAGTTCTTTTGCGTTGGCCATTTTTTATCCTTTAGGGTCAGGCTATGCCGAAGTTGTAACTACCGTCGAATGTGATTTCTCCGTTCCAATAGATAGGGTGGTCCCGGTAGTCGAGGCTGTGCAGTTCGCAACGGAGAGGGACAATTCGTTCCAACCATTCTCGAAGCTTTTGGGCTTCATTATTGGTAACCGGGCGGCTTAATTTAATGCTGTATTTCGCCCATTCTCCATTGCTGCCTCCGAATAGGTGTGTGCCGTCAAAGACGGCGTTTCCGTTCCAGTAAAGATTGGCGGTATTTTCGATGATTTGTATTTCTCCGTATCCTAGGTCACGGAAAAGGCGCCGGATGACGGATGGTGTCCCTTTGTGCTGATGCTTTTGAATATAGTTTTCTATCAGTTTTCGGCGTGCGATTTCGGTGTCGGTAATATTCCAGCCTTCGTCACTGCCTATGGAGCGTTCCCATGCAAGCCATGGTATGAATTCTGGAGGGCAACTGTCGGGAATGCGGCTTTTGGTAATGACTGTGAGGTCGAAGACAGTTGCCAGTTCTTGCGATGTCAGGCGTGCAAGGGCTTGCAGGAGGTCGGTGTTGTTGGTTGGGATGACTGTCGGCATGGCTTAGGCTTCTGTCAGAATGGTTTCTGTAATTTTTATAAATTCGCCGTCTGTACACAGGATGTCTTGTCTTGGCTCTGTCAGCTCTACTTTTTTGACGCCATCTGTATCAAGTGCGCCAATGATTTTGGACAAGGCAATTTGTGCGCCGAGTCTTTTATGCTGCTCTAGCATTTGATTGAGGTCTTGAAGCTGGCGGGCTTTGACGATTTCTTTGTCTGGGCCGTCTTCATAGGTAATACGGGCGGATATGCGTATTTCTTTCGGGGTGCCGGCGTGGACGGTTACGGTATCGCAGAGTGGGCGTCGGATTTCGTCGCTAAGATAGGCATTGACGGTTTCAAGGGTACGGCCACTAGGTCTACCTTGGTTGCTGGATGTTTGGATATAAACAGCGACTGTTCCCGGAGACACTCTGACGGCGCGGGCATCGGTAATATCGGGGGCGGCATCAAGGGCATGGGCTTCATATGCTGCACGAGGCCCTGCCGCTGCGAGTTTCTCTGGATATAACTGGACGCGCCGGCGGAGGTCATCGTCGGTTTCGTAAACGGCTTCTGTGGGGGGGGTGGTGGTTGGATCGGCAGCGATGATGGTTTTCCGCTCTATGCCTTTGGCTGCGGCAAGGTGGTCAAGATCGCTTCCTTGTGCGAAGGCTAAAAGTGTTGCTGCAGCTGCTTGGTTTATACGTTGCCGCAGGATGATTTCTTGATATGCCTGTTGTTGAAGGTCGATGGTCAGTGGCTCTGATTCGAGTTTCAAGGTGGCTGCAATGGTTGGACGTATGCCAGCCGGGACGAGGGCGATGAGGTTCGCTTTTTTGCGCTCAAATATGGTCTCAAAGTCGAGTTCTTCGATGACTTTGGGGGCTGGTAGGCGGGTTAGGTCAATTTCTGCCATGTTTCTGCGTTATTGGATTTGGAATGTTTGTTCTGTGCCGTCGGTCAGGGTCGTGACAATGGTAATGGCTAGTTGTCCGTTGGCGGCGGCGGTCGGGTCAAAGTGTATGCTGCGCACGGTAATGCGCGGCTCCCATGCCGCTATGGCAGTTACGGCAGCCTGATGGCAGAGTGCTATAACGGTCTGGGTCATTGGCATATCTATCAGCTCTGGCAGAAGGCTACCGTAGTCTTCTCGCATGAGGCGGCTACCGATGCGAGTGAAGAGTATGTTCTTTATGGATTGGGCAATGTGTTCTTTTAAGCCGATGCCGCGTCCTGTTTGGTCGTTGGTCATCTAGGCTGTCCTGTTGTGCCGCCGCTGTCGCCCTGGTGGGTGTGGGTGGTTAGGTTGACCCCGTTACTGATGATGCTGCCTGATTCTTGGCGTATTGTGCCTTTGATAACTGCTGCCGCTCCACCTTCGCCACCACTTCCTGCCATACCACCCTGATATGTAAGCAGTCCGGCAACGGTTAACTTGCCTTTGATGTCTGTCTCGGGACTGTCGATAGTCAGGTGTTTGGTGTGTACGGTGGCTTTTTCTTTGACGGTAATATCGGCAGTTTTGATGCCTTCGATTTGTAGATGGCTTTTTGCGTGGTTGTATTTAAACTCTGCTCCGTCAGGCATGAGGATGATGGTTTCATCTGGGTTTTGGGATGGAGCAGGATGTTGGGAGGTTGAGAAGCCGCAAATAATAATTCCGTTTTCGGGTTCTCCGCTGGGAGAAAGTATGATGCAACCTTCGCCGATGGAAGGTAAACGCCAAATTGATACGCCACCCGCTGCAGGAACAAAGTATGGCAACCAGTCTGTAATGAGACCGCCGTGTTGTGCGCGGATTCTGTTGGCAACAGGGTCGGTTTGGGAAACTGTGCCGATTTTTATGAGGTTTTCAATGTTGCGACTGGTCATGGGATGATGTAGTCTCCGATTTTTAGGCTTTCAGCTGCTTTTTTGCTTTCAAACATGGCTTTGCGGTCGAATTTCCAGCCGTATTCATTTTTTAGTCTGACGGTAATGAACCATAAGCCGCAAAAAAATAAGGGGCGGCTGTGGATTGCTATGACTTGGCAGGGTTCTTTGAACATGGTCGTTGTTTTGTGTTTGCTGTGGGGGGGGCGCGGGGGTTGGGGGGGGGCGGCGGCGGCTTTGGGGGATGCCGTCTTTCCGGCTGTCATTACTCAACAATCACAAGGAACATATCACTTCAGATGACGATTTGATTTTGGCAAAGAGTGAATATGTGGGCAAGCAGATGGGGTTTTAGGTGGGTTTTTTAAGTTTTGGATATAGAAAAAGGTCGTCTGAAAACTTTTCAGACGACCTCAAAACTATTTTATCCGATACTTTTCCCGTAATGCCATCACATCTCGACCAAGGTTTTCCAGCATTTCTCGTCGCTCCTCTAAAAGCTCTGATCGGTCATAAGCGCGTTCTGTCTTATCCGTAATGCCATGCGAAAGCAGTAATTCACCCACATCTCTGCGAACCTTATAAACCTCTCTCAAATAAGTCCGTGCTAGACTCCGCAAACCGTGTGCCGTCGTATCCAGCCCCATTTTAGTACGAAGCTTTAATCTGACTGTCTCGGACGACAATGGCTTGGTAAACCCTGAACCTTCAAATAAGAATACTCCATTCACATTTAATCTTAATGCCTCAAAATAGATTCGCGTCAAAGCGGAACTTAATGGGACAACATGCGGCCTTGTTTTCATCCTTTCAATTGGAATTTCCCAAGTTCCTGCCTTTAAGTTAATTTCATCCAGACGAGTCCCTGCTGCTTCCGACGGCCGCGTCATACTCAAAAGTTGCCAATAAATTAATAGCCGCGCTCGTTCCCCAATTCCCTTCGATGTTTCTAACTTCTCCACTAAGAGTGGTAGCTCATCAAAGCGCAGTGTATCGAAATGACGTTCAGGTGGCCTATCGAATACTTGTTTTCCAATAACACTGACTGGATTTATAGTGATAGATCCATCTGCTACAAAATAATCAAACATCAATCCCAATGCACCTTTAACCCGACGTAAATATTCAAGCGCCCCGCGTTCTTCCATTTTCCTTAAAACTGCTACTATATCTGCCGTCTTGATCGAACGAATATCCTTTCCCTTAAAAAAAGGTAGTACATTCAATTCTAAAGCCGACAGTACTTGCCCTGCATAACGCGGATTTTTACCCATCCCTTGTTTGCCACCCGATTTCTTCCATTTTTCAAACCAAAGTACCAAGCAATTTTCAAAACGAAACTCTGCTCCTACGTCCGCAGAAATTGCCTTCGGATCAGTTCCATTTCTGATTTTTTCTAACATCTCCTTTCGCCATGCCCGCGCATCTGCTAGTCCGAAACGTGGAAATAAACCCAGCGTCAATGTGTTCATTTTCCCATCAGGGCGGCGGTATTGTAGCCTCCAAGACTTAGAACCTGAAGGCAAAATCCATAGGGCAAGCCCACCTCCATCTGGTAACTTGTAAACCTTCTCTTTAGGTTTTGCTGTTTTAATTTGAGACAGACTTAATGGCGTTACAATTTTTGGCAT